GTACACATTTGCTAATGGTAGTTATATTGAATTCTTTTCTGTAGACCAACCTGACAAGTTAAGAGGTGCAAGGCGTAACATATTATACGTTAACGAATGTAACAACATAGACTTTGAAAGCTATTACCAAATGGCAATTAGAACATCAGGAGATATATGGTTAGATTATAATCCTGCTTCTGCATTTTGGGTAGATAAAGAAATACTAACACAAGATAATATAGACTTTATTACATTAACATATTTAGATAATGAAGCGTTAAGTGAAACTATTATAAAAGAAATAGAATCAGCAAAAATAAAAGCATTAACATCTACGTATTGGGCAAATTGGTGGCAAGTATATGGACTTGGACAAACAGGTAGTTTAGAAGGTGTATGTATTACAGATTGGAATGAAATAGATTTACCAACTGATGCAAGAATATTGTGTTATGGAATGGATTTTGGTTATTCAAATGACCCGACAAGTTTAGTTGCTATGTATAAATACAATGATGCTTATATATTTGATGAAATAATTTATAAAAAAGGATTATTAAATAGTGAAATATCTAATCTATTAAAAGCAAATGAAGTAAATGATATTGTTTACGCTGATAGTGCAGAACCAAAATCAATAGCTGAATTGAATACTTATGGACATAATGTGTTACCTGTATCAAAAGGAAAAGATAGTATCGTATATGGCATTAATTTAATCAATCAAAATAAGATATATGTAACATCAAGAAGTAAGAATCTAATTAATGAATTAAGAAACTACATTTGGTTAACAGATAAAACAGGAGTAAAAATGAATAAACCAATAGACGCTTATAATCACGCAATAGATGCTATGCGATATGCAGCAACATCACATTTAGAGAATCCAAACAAAGGAACTTACTTTATATACTAATGACATACGGAGAAATAATTGCAACAATACAATGTTATATTCACCACATAAAGAATATAGAAGTGGTTATTAATTTACCTCGTAATATAGGTGAGATTAAAAAGATGCAAGAAATGTATAAAGTTGCAAGTGCTTACCTTTCGTCGTAGGATAACTATTAAAATTAGGGTTTATCTTTACATCAAAAGTAATGTTAAATAAAAGTTAAAGTAAAATATAAATAACAAAAAGTATTATATTTGTAAAATATATTTAATCTTAAAACAAACACTATGAAACAATACGAAGTTAAAGGTTGGTACAGATATTCTGACAACGAGAAAGATTATGAGTATGCTAAAATAATAGCAGCAAACGAACAGATGGTTATTACGCTATTCAGAGATATGTTTAAACAGAACTTTTTTGCAATAGATATAAAAGAGATTGGTTAAGCTGTGTAAAGCGTTGGAACTTATAATCCATTAGAAACTAAAATTGGGATTGAGGTGTCCTTGGTCGGAAATTAGACTTACAGAAATGTAGGTCTTTTTTTTGTTTAATACAATTTACACTTTATTTTATTATTATAAAAAACAAATCAAATGAAATTAGAAATAACAATACCAACTAAATTAAGTGAAATTAAACTTTCACAGTATCAGGCTTTTTTAAAGATAGCTAAAGACAATGAAGATACAGAATTTCTGCATCAAAAGATGGTACAGATATTTTGTGGAATAGATTTAAAAGAAGTTGCTTCAATTAAATATAAAGATGTAAATGATATAACTACATCTATTGGAAATATGTTTAATCAGAATCATTCTTTTATACCTACATTTAAAATGGGTGGAACTGAATTTGGTTTTATTCCTAATTTAGAAGATATGACCTTTGGTGAGTATACAGATTTAGACACGTATATAACCGATTGGGATGAGATACATAAAGCAATGGCAGTGTTATATAGACCAATTAAAAAGAAGGGCTTAAATGGCACGTATGAGATTGAAGATTATAATGGAACTATAACGTATGCTGAAGTAATGAAGTTCGCTCCATTAGATGTTTGTTTAGGTGCTACGGTTTTTTTTTACAGTTTAGGCAACGAATTATTGAAAGCTACGATAGCTTATTTGGAGAAGGACACGGAGGTACAGAATATTCTGCAGTCGGAATTTTCAATTCTAGATACGGATGGTACAGTAGCCTCTATGCTTTGTCTCAAGGAGACATTACAAGGTTTGATTCAATAACAAGATTACCAATTAACCAATGTTTAACATATCTAACATTTGAAAAAGAAAAGAATAAAATAGAAGCTGATTTAATTAAAAGACAGAATAGATGACATCACATTATTACGAAATAACACAAGCAATTAAGAACCAATTAAAGGAAGATTTATTTGTAAATACAGTTACTATAGGAGACATATTTAAAGTTGATTTAAACAAGCTTACAATCTTTCCTTTGAGTCATATTATAATTAATTCAGCTACGTATTTAGGTTCTACTTGGAATTACAATGTATCTATATTATGTATGGATATAGTTGATGAAAGTAAATCATTAACAACTGATATATTTTTAGGTAATGACAATGAACAAGATGTTTTAAATACACAATTAATGGTAGTTAATAGATTCTTGGAAGTTTTAAGAATGGGTAAACTTGCTGATGATTATGAATTGATAGGTACACCATCTTGTGAATTCTTTACAGAAAGATTTGAAAACAAAATGGCAGGAGTTACTGTTACTTTTGATATGGTAATTCAAAATCAAATGAGCAAATGTTAGAAGTTGAAAAGACTTTAATTAAATTCAGGGATTATGTTATCCAACAATCAAGAAGTAATTTAACAAAAGGTGGAAAGAATAGTTCTAAAGAATTATATAATTCTATTAAAGGTGAAATTGTAACTGAAAATGGATTTAACATAGTTGGCTTTTCTATGGTTGATTATGGTGTTTATCAGGATAAAGGAGTTTCTGGTAAGATTAAAAAATACAATACACCATATAGTTATAAAAATAAAATGCCTCCTGCTAAAGCATTTGACAAATGGATAGTAAGAAAAGGAATAGCACCAAGAAATGCTAAAGGAGAATTTCAATCAAGAAAAGGTTTACAATACGCAATAGCAAGAAGCATATTTATGAATGGAATTAAACCTTCTTTATTTTTCACTAAACCATTTGAAGCAGGATATAAAAAATATATAGATGTAGATTTATTAAAAGCATTTGGACAAGACGTAGAAACAATGGTAGATTATAATTTAAAAGATATAAAATAAAACTAATTTAAAATAAATAAAATGGCAACAATTCAATCTATTAACATAGGTACATCAGCAAACGATAATACTGGCGATACCTTAAGAAATGCATTCGACAAAACAAATCAAAACAATACTGCTTTAAACAATGATTTAGCTTTAAAAGCAGTTCAAACAACTACTCAAACTGCATTAGATTTAAAAGCACCTTTAGCAAGTCCAACTATTACGGGTACATTAACAACGGTAAATGATGCGGTTATTAATGGGGTTAAAGTTGGAAAAGGATTAGGCAATATTGTAAGCAATACGGTTGTCGGAAATACTACTTTGAACTCAAACACAACTGGAAGTTATAATTCTGCTTTGGGAAATAATTCTTTAAACTTAAACACAAGTGGAAGTTATAATTCTGCTTTTGGCTCAAGTTCTTTAGCCTCTAATACATCAGGAACAGATAATGTTGCAATAGGTATCAATACTCTTATAAATAATTTAACAGGTAGCTTTAATACAGCTGTTGGTGCGGTTGCAGGAACAAGTATTACTACTGAATCTAATGTAACTTGTTTAGGATATGGAGCACAAGCAAATACTTCAGATCAAATTGTTATGGGAAATACATCTGTCAATGCTTTAAAATGTAATGTACAAACTATCACATCATTATCAGATGAAAGAGATAAAACTGATATCGTAGAAATAACAGAAGGATTAGAATTTATAAATAAATTAAAGCCAGTTACATTTACTTGGAATCAAAGAGATAAAGGTAGAGTTGGAATTAAATCAGCTGGATTTATTGCACAAGATTTATTAGAATTACAAAACGATTCATTAATAGGTGAAAATTTAGATTTAGTTTCTGATTTAGACCCAGACCAATTAGAAGCAAGATATGGAAATCTTTTACCAGTTATGATTAAAGCTATTCAAGAATTAACTGCAAGAATTAACGTATTAGAAGGTAACTAATGGCAAATATAATATTCGCAAGGAGTCCGTACATAATTGAGATAAAAGTAGCAACTCAAACTGCAACACGTTTGACATTGGATATAAGTTCAAGTGGTGGTACTTTGCTAAAAAGTTATTCCTTTTCTAAAAACATTGCATCTTCTGTGAATTATGGAACATATTATAATATATCTAATTTTGTATTAGAATATTTAAATAATATAAATCCAGACTACTCTAATGTTAATGAAAGTGCAAATATTTATTGTTCAGTAGTAGTTAGAAAATACAGAACTATTGGAGGAGTTGAAGCAGAAGTAGGTTTAGCAACTACTTATCTTGCGGTTGATGGCTATACAGAATATATGGATGGGATGAACTCTGATTTAAATGTTGATTTATTACCAATGACATCAGATTTAAAAGTTTATACAGACGACACAATTTATACTTATACACCAGTAACACAAATAATCCATTATAATCCAAGTATTGACCAATTTTATACAGTTGATAATACGCTTATAAAAGCAGATTCAAGTATAAGTATTAATTCTTTAAATTCAAGCGATACTTTATCTTATTTTGGTTCATATATAGATGTGCTATTACAGAAAAGTGGTTCAAATACTTATTCAGTAAAATACACCGATGGAAGTGCTACAAACTCAATAGATATAACACCAGCAAATACTAATCCAATAGTTAAAAAAGTATTTTTACAATCACCATATTGGAACTCAACATTTCCTTATAGAGTAGGATTGTATAGAGGTAGTACTTTACTTTGGGAAAGAACAATTGATGCAGATGAAGAATGCAAATATACACCTTTGTTATGTTCTTTTATTTCTAAAAAAGGTGGTTGGGAAAATGTTTACTTTATGAAAGCAAAAGAGGAAAGCAGTACTATGGGAAATACTACTTACAACTTATTGCAAGATTATAATTATAATTATTTAAAAGGTCAAAAGAAAGCATTTAATACAAATGGGAATGATTTTATAAAATGTAATACTGGATGGGTTGATGAATCTATGAATATTATTTTAAAAGACTTATTATTTAGTGAGACAATATTATTAGATAGTAAACCTGTATTGATTAAAAACAAATCAATTACTTATAAAAATACATTGAAAGACAGATTAATAAATTATGAAATGGAGTTTGAATATGCATATAATTTAATAAACAATGTTGTATGATAACAGTAGGAATATATATCCAAGATTCAGAAACTTTAGACTACAATAGAGTTGATTTATTTGATGATGAAAAGATTAGTGTTACAAGTTCAATTCAGAATATAAATGATATAGCTAAAACTTATACTGATTTTAGCCAAACATTTACTGTTCCTGCATCAAAACAAAACAATAAAATATTTAGACATTGGTACGAAAATTCAAATGATAACGGATTTAGTACATTAATAAAAGCTGATGCTTATATTGAAATAGATACTATACTGTTTAGAAGTGGTAAGATACAATTAGAAAGTGCAAATTTAGAAGATGGACAAGCTAAAGATTATTCAATTACTTTTATTGGAACATTAGGTAATTTAAAAGATAAATTTAACGGTTTATATTTAAAAGATTTAACTGATAGTACTTATGATTTTGAGTATACACCAACCGTTGTTAAAAATAAAGTAGTTACAACTACAACAAGTGATAATATAATGTTCCCTTTAATTACTTCTGATGAGGTTTGGAAATATGGAAGTGGATATGATATTTCAGCAACTGGAACACCAATAAGATATAATGACTTATTTCCAGCTATAAAATTATCATCAGTTTTAAATATGATTGCAAATGATAGTAATATTTTAAACTTAAATTTTAATGGTTCATTTTTATCTGATGCAAGATTTGCAAATGCTTATTTATGGTTAAAAAATGCAGATACTTTTGAATCTATAAATCAAGAAGTATTAGTATTGTTTGATACCGTTGCAGCATTAACTTACTCACCATCACCTCCAATTGCTGGTGTTATAAATTTATTTCAAGTGCCGCCAATTTTAAATAATAAAATATTAACAAGTAGTTTCGATACAGTTGACATAAATTATTTTAGAATTGTAACATTATTTATAACGCCTACTGTTTCTGGAATTCCAATTACAATAAGAGCATATAACAATAGTGGATTATATTATACAAATAATATTATTACAACTACTTCAGAACAAAATGCCATAACTTATCTTAATGTTGCATATCAATCAGCTAACGAACAGATATATTTTACAATTTCTTCAGAAAGTAATTTAACATTTACAACAAGAGTTTTATTAGAATCAAGATATCGTTATACAGCACCAAATCCAGATGTATATTATTACGTAAATCAAAATATAACAAAAGCAACAAGTCAAACTATTACAGCATCTCCAATAATTTCTGTGAAAAGATATATGCCAGAAATAAAAATAGAAGATTTCTTTAGTGGACTTTTAAAAATGTTCAATTTAACTTGCTATTCAGAAGATGGAATAAATTATACAGTTGATACATTAGAAAATTATTATTTAGATGGTTCAGATATAGACATTACAAAATATGTTATTCAAGATAAAAAAAGTTTAAATAGAGTAAAGACACATAAAAAAATAAACTTTGATTATGAGAAAAGCGAGTCTTTAATTAATGTAGGTTTTAATTCTACTAATGGAATTGAATATGGCTCTTTGCATTATTCAAATACACCTCCAGCAGAAGGAGAAGAATACTCTATAAAATTACCATTTGAAGATTTAAACTTTTCAAATTTATCTGGATTATTACAAGTAGGTTATGCTTTAAAAACAGACTTACAAAAATATATTCCTAAACCTGTTATTTTATATGATTATAATTCAACTGCATTAACAACTGCACCTCAATTTTATTTCAACACAAATATAAGTGGCGGAACATCAACTCCGCATACAGTTTATAAAGCATTTGGACAAGAAACTTTAATAAGTGGTGAAACATACGGATTAAATTTCAATGAACAACAAAGTACATTAACAAATGAAATAATAAACAATAGTTTATATCAACAATATTATTCTGCATACTTTGCTAATATATTCAATTTTAAAGCAAGATTAGTTAAAGTAAATGCTATACTACCAACAAGTATATTAACTACGCTTAAATTAAATGATAACGTTATTATAAGAGACACAAAGTATTTGATTAATACGTTTACAACAGATTTAACAACAGGAGAAGTACAATTTGAATTACTAACAGACCAAAGATTGGTAGAACCATTATCAATAATAACTGAAAATCTTGTTTTAAATTTAGATGCAGGAAATCCAATTTCATATCCAGGAACAGGAACAACTTGGACTGATTTAACTACTAATGGAAATAATGGAACGTTAATTAACGGACCAACTTTTAATTCTGCAAATGGAGGAAGTATCGTATTTGATGGAACTAATGATTATGTTGATTTTGGTAATATTTTAAATTATACAACAGAAAACTTTACATTTTCATATTGGGTTTATTTTAATAGCTTAACCACAAATCAAGTTGGACAAGGTCCGATTATTATTTATAAAGGAACATTCCAAACAAATGGTTATTATGACCAAATAAGCTCTACAGGGGGTATAGTATTTGTTACCAACCAATCAGGCGTTAATCAAGGCACATTAACTAATAGTGGAGTAATAGCTCCAGGTAATTGGTATAATATTGCTTATTCTAGAAATGGTAGTTCTGTAAGAATATATCTTAATGGAAATGATATAACACAAACAGCAGGAACTCACATTAATCCATTACCAAGTGGTAATAATTTTAGATTAAGTAATTACTCAAATGGATTTATTTATAGTAATATTAGATTAGCAGAGTTTATTAACTACAACAGAGCATTAACACCAACAGAAGTATTACAAAACTTTAACGTAACAAAAGGAAGATATGGATTATAATCAAAGACAATTTATGATTTTTAATACTGAAGAATTATCTCAAATAGATTTTACACAAGTATTAGAAACATCAATAGAAACAGTTAGAAAATCAGTAGATGGAACAAAAACATTTGTTAAATGGGATGGAGAAGAAATACCACAATGTGTAGAATCTTTAACAACAAAAGAAGGTGCTTATACATATGAAGAAATATTAATTATTCTTTCAACTCCTGAATGGAATTCACCAATAGAAGAAATATAAAATTATGATAAAGCACATTTTAGATTTATTAGCATTAGATGAATTTTACGGACAAAGTGAATTGATTGAAATAGCTAAAGGAAAGTATCAAAGACCAACAACATTTAAACAAGGATTTAACCAAATCAAAAGAGAAATAAAATGGCTGAAAAGAAAACAATAGAGTTAGAAGTAAAATCAAATTTAGATTCTGCTGAAAAATCAGTATCTGGCTTAAGAACTCAATTAAGAAATGCACAGGCAGAAGTAGCTATTTTATCTGATAAGTTTGGAGCAACATCAAAAGAGGCAGTAAACGCTGCTAAAAAAGCAGCTGAATTAAGAGATAGAATTGGAGATGCAAAAGCATTAACAGAAGCATTTAATCCTGATGCTAAATTTAAAGCGTTAAGTGGTTCATTATCTGGTGTTGCAGGTGGTTTTTCTGCAGTTACAGGATTAATGGGTGCGTTAGGTTCTGAAAGTAAAGAGGTAGAACAAGCTATTTTAAAGGTTCAATCTGCAATGGCTATTGCAAGTGGTTTACAAACAGTAGGAGAAAGTGTTGACCAATTTAAAATATTAGCAACAGTAATAAAAAACACATCTATTGCACAAAGAGCACTAACAATTGCAACTGCTGCTTATACTTATGTAACTGCTGCTACTACTACTGGATTGAAACTATTAAGAGGAGCATTAATTTCTACAGGAATCGGTGCTTTAGTTGTAGCAGTTGGAATGTTAATAGCTAATTTTGATAAAGTAAAAGCAACTATTTTAAGAGTAATACCTGCATTGTCTTTAGTTGGAGATGGAGTTATGTTTGTTGTTCACGCAATTACTGATTTTATAGGTGCAACATCTGAAGCAGAAAGAGAAGTTGAAAGATTATCAGCAGCTGCGGCTAAATCTTTAAAGAATAATGAGCAATATTTAAAAGAACACGGAAGCCAATTAGATGAGTATACAAAACAAAAGATTGCTGCTAAAAATGAATATTTAAAATTAGTTGAAGAAGATGGTGCAAATCAAAGAGCATACGCATTAGAATTAAATCGTAAACTTAAGAAAATAGATGACGATAGATTAAAATCCAAAAAAGAAAATAAAAAAGAAGAAGTAAAAACTGTTAAAGAAACTAATAAAGAAATTAGTGAAGCTGAACAAAAAAGGTTAGCAGATGAAATGCAGTCAGCAACTAATGCGATGGCTATATTAGATGAAATAGCAAAAGCAAAAGAAACACCTGCACAAAAAGAGTATAGAGAATACCAAGAAAAGAAAGCAGTTTTAGAAGCAAATAATTTAGATACTGCTGAATTAACAAACAACTTTTTAATAAGTCAAGCAGATGCTGAATATGCTATTTATGAGGAAAAATTAGCAAAGAAAAAAGAACAGGCTGATAAAGATTTAGAAATTGAAAAACAACTTGCAGAACAAAAGAAAGCATTACAAGATGCTCAATTAAATGCTATATCAGCAGGTATTGGATTGTTATCAGGATTAGCAGGTAAAAATAAAGCATTACAAAAAGCAGCTATTATAGCTGAATCAGCAATGGGTATAGCAAGGTCTATTATAGCAAATACTGCATCTAATGTAGCTGTTGCTGCTCAAGGTGCTGCATTAGCAATACCAAGTGCTGGTTTATCAGTTGCTACTGCTGGTAAAATAATTGTTGCAAATAATATAGCTACAGGAATTGGAATTGCTGCTAATATAGCTGCAACTGCAAAAGCATTATCTTCAGTAGGTGGTGGTGGTGCTCCCAGTGCTGGAGGTGTTCCATCTGGAGGTGGAGGCGGTGCTCCCGCTGCTCCTGCATTTAACGTAGTAGGTGCAAGTCCTGTAAACCAAGTTGCTCAAACAATAGCACAACAAGGACAACAACCTATCAAGGCTTACGTAGTAGCTAATGATGTTACAACACAACAAAGTTTAGATAGAAACATAGTTTCAAGTGCTTCTATAGGATAAACAAAATAAATATAAATTAATTATAATATAAAAAAAGAATATGCGAATAGTAGAACTTATAATAGATGAATCTGAAAAATTAAACGGAATAGAAGCAGTATCTATTGTTGAATTTCCTGCAATAGAATCTAATTTCGTAGCATTAAGTGAACATTTAGAACTTGCTAAAGTTGACGATGAAAAGAAGATTTTAATGGGTGCTGCATTAATACCAAATAAAAACATTTACAGAAAAAACGGTAATGATGAATATTATATTTTTTTTTCAGAAGATACCGTAAGAAAGGCAAGTGAATTATTCTTAATGAATAGCAATCAAAACAATGCAACATTAGAACACGATAAAAAACTAAAAGATTTGTCAGTAGTTGAATCTTGGATAGTTGAAGATACTGAAATGGATAAATCTAAAAAGTATGGTTTAAATGCTCCTGTTGGAACTTGGATGGTATCAATGAAAGTTAATAATGATGCTATATGGAATGACTTTGTAAAGACTGGTAAAGTTAAAGGATTTTCAATCGAAGGATATTTTTCTGACAAATTAGAAATGAGTTTACAATTTGCAAAAGAACAAGAATTAATAGATAAAATAAAATCAATAATAACTAATGCTGAAATTAATAAATAAAATTATGGGAAATAAAACAAGTTCACCAAAAGGTGGAAACAGAGGTTGCTTATGTAAAGATGGTAAATACTCTCAAAAGTGTTGTAATGGAGAATTACAAGAACAAGGAATAGGTTCTACTTTTAATCAACAAACAAGTACAGTTACAAACACAAATACTGCAAGAGTTATAACAAGTGTAAGTTCGTAATTTATAACAAAAATAAATAATAATAATTAATATAAAAAAAATAGTATGACAACTGAAAAATTAGTAAACAAAGCATTGTTTGGAAAAACAGAATTAGCAAGTGTAAAAGTTGAACTTAATAGTATTCAAGCATTAAAAAGAATTATTACAGATGGTAATTCTATTTATAAAAGAGGAGTTTCATTTATTGATAAAAAAACAAATTTAAATCAAGAAGCTAAAACTTTAAATGCAGATGCAAAAGCACTTTTAGTAGGAGGTGAAAAATTAATAAATCAATTTATATCTTCTGCTAAAGAATTAGGTATTGATACAAAAGGAATAAAAGAATTAGAAGATGCAACTAATGTATTAGGAGTTTTAAATACAGTAGAAAAACAAAGTCAATCTTTATAATAAATAAATAAGTAAATATGAATGTAATTAATGAAATCAAAACTCTTTTGGGTATGGAAGTAAAACTTGCTCAAATGAAACTTAAAGATGGAGTTACTGTTATAGAAGCAGATGCTTTTGAAATGGATAACAATGTTTTTATTGTAAACGGTGAGGATAGAATTCCTGTACCTGTTGGAGAATACGAACTTGAAGACGGAATGATTTTAATAGTAGCAGTTGAAGGTGTTATTGCTGAAATTAAAGAAGCCATTGTAGAAGAAGAAACTCCAGAAGCTGAAGTAGAAGTTGAGGTTGAAGCACAAGCTGAAACAGTAGCAACTCCTAAAAGAATTGTAGAATCAGTTTCTAAAGAAATGTTCTTTTCTGAAATTGAAAAACTACGTACTGAAATTGCTGAATTAAAATTAGCAAAAGAAGTAAAAGAAGAATTAAGTTCTGATATTGTTGTTGAACCATTAACACATTCACCAGAAGTTAAATCTGAATTAAGAATAAATAAAATATCAACTAATCGCCAAATGACTACACAAGATATAGTTATGGCAAAACTTTTTAATTAAAAAATAAT